CCAGCAACAGGAGAATAGTTCTTACCCTTCTTGGGATCCTTGCGGTCATAAACCATTGTCTCATGAGCCACGGCATTTGACCTTGGCATCCTAAACCGATTGCCGACCCACAAGCAGGTTTTCTTGCGGTAGGCATCCCTTGGCGGGATGATCTCAGGCCAACGTGGATGCACATCGTCCTCTGACAAGTAACCACCGAAGTCGCATGGGTCGAACTTGTGGTCAGGCTTACGCCACAATCTGGACAACGCACCAATGGGGTTCTCTATGTAGTAAGAGCAGTCAAACGCATCCCCGACCATGGCACAGCGTTTAACATGATCAGATGCCTCCGTCTGGAAGTCTGGATTAGCTTCGCCCTTCTTCTTCCACCACATTGCACCACTGACCGCCAGATCCGTGCATGGAGGGAAGGCTGAAAGAAAAGCAACCTTGTTGTTATGACGGGCAAGTATTTTAAGAGAAGTCTCAGGGTCATATAAGTCAGCGTGGATAAAAAAGATATTTCCACCACCGTCACCGTCACGTTCCCAAAAGGTCTCAACTCTATCAAGACCACCCCAAAGTCCCTT